ACCTTTTAATTCCTTGGTTATTATTTGTATGTCGCTAAGTTTAGGTATCCATGTTTGATGATACTGCTTCTCATGGTTGTCGATGGTGTAGCACCAGTCAATGATTAAGCCGTTGATGTTTATTGAAAATATCATCTATCTTTATCCTTTATGATTAGTGCGACTCCATAACAAAGATAAGCTGCAACACTCAATATTATTAATAGTTGTAGGTCCATCATTTCCCCCTTTGTGATGGTTTACCATTTGGAAAGGTAAGCGCCTCGCTAAACGCTTGCCAGTCCTCTGGTGTCATTGTTTGCTCTACTTTGTGAATAGGCGTATTGTCTTTTAGGCCGTACTTCTTGCGAAGCTGTCCTATGATGCTTTTGTGTGATCTTGTCTTTGATATGTCTGTTGTCATATTACCTCCTAAAGTATTCGTTGACATACACATTATCCCTAAATTGTACTTATATTACAAGTAGTTAGCTAAAAAAACTTAGGGTTTTTATGAGGAATGTTGTATTATAGGGGTCTAAGGAGCATAAAAAAATTTCAAATATGGAGCAATTTTTGAGTAAAAACGACAATAAACCTATAAAAAAAGTAGGTAGAAAACGTATTGAATTAGATTTAGAGCAAGTAGAAAACCTAGCCTCTCGTGGTCTTGGTACTACTCAAATTGCCCGTGCTTTGGGTGTTTCCTGGAATACTATAGACCGCAATAGAAAGCGTTTAGGTGAATTTGAAGACGCTTTAAAAAGGGGGCAAGCGAAAGGGTTAGCCCAGGTAACTAATTCTCTTTTTACTTCGGCAACGGATGGCAACGTAACTGCCCAGATATTCTATTTAAAGAACCAAGACCCAAAAACATGGAAGGATCGAGTCGAGAATGTTCACGCTACTATAAATTTGAATGATGTTTTATCTGGTGCAAAAGATAGACTCGGCGACTCTATGGCGACTATTAATAAACCTAAGGTTATAAACGCTGTTAAATCAACAGATACAGACTTGGACAAACTGGTGAATAATCAGAGCGATATAAAAAACGATGATAATAAGGGCGGATAGCAAACATAAAAGGCGTTATCAGTAAGGGCTGCCCACAATCTGACAAATCATGCTCCGATTTTAAATGATTGACCCCCCCTTACATTTTTCCGCACGGGTATATTATGTGTAACTGTTGCGCTAATTTTTTTTAATTTTTTTTGAGTAGAATATGAAAGAGGTAATAAAAGGAATAATAGAAATCACCACCATAGCTGGACTTGGTAATTTTCTACTATTCATTATTTTGGTAAATTTATAAAAAGAGAGGGTAGTAACATAGACATTCAATTTCCAAACAAAAAATACAACACCATAGTTTTAGATCCGCCTTGGGAAATATCAATGACGGGTGGAGTCAAAAGACGAGAAAATAGAAAAGAAAAATTAGATTATCCAACCATGACTTTGCAAGAAATAAAAAATATGCCTATACAAGATGTTTGCAATACTGGTTGCCATGTTTACACATGGACAACTAATAAAATGCTTCCATATACATTTGATGTATTAAAGTCTTGGGGTGTAAATTATCATCTAACAATGGTTTGGACAAAACCATCAGGTATAGCACCTTGCATGGGCTATGTATTTGGTACAGAATTTTGTTTACTAGGTTTTGCTGGTAAACCAATGCAAAAATTTAAAAACATAGGAAAATTAAATTGGATTCATAACCCAAGCCAAAAACCACACTCTACGAAACCAGAATCTTTTTATGATTTGGTTGAAGAGATGTCACCTGATAATTATTTAGAAATGTTTGCTAGAAATAAAAGAGAGGGTTGGGATGTATGGGGTAACGAAGTATGAAATACGGTGCTGAAGCTGAACAACAACTAATGACCGAAGTTTGGTCACCTCAAGTTGCGGATGATCCATACAACTTTGTTATGTTTATCTTCCCTTGGGGTCAAAAAGACACCCCCCTCGAAGATTTTACAGGCCCAAGAGAGTGGCAGAAAAAAATTTTAAAAGACTTATCAATTCACATACAACGAAATAAAGGCGAAGTAACACCAGAGATGTTTAGACTTGCCGTGGCTTCAGGTCGTGGAATAGGAAAGTCCGCCCTTGTTGCATGGTTAATACTATGGATGCTATCAACCAGACTAGGCTCAACCATAATCGTCACCGCTAACACCGAACAACAGCTTCGTTCAAGAACATGGGCTGAGTTAGGTAAGTGGCTAACACTATCAATTAACAATCATTGGTTCTCTAAAACTGCTACCACCATAAAACCAGATGGTTGGTTTGAAGAAGCACTCAAAAGAGACTTAAAAATAGACACGGGCTACTACTACGCCCAAGCACAGTTATGGAGCGAGGAAAATCCAGATGCGTTTGCAGGCATCCACTCATCTTACGGAGTATGTTTGATAATGGATGAAGCCTCTGGTATTCCTGCTCCTATCTATTCTGTCTCCGAAGGTTTCTTTTCCGAGCCTACTGAAAATCGTTTTTGGTTTACTTTTTCTAACCCTAGAAGAAACACAGGACCCTTCTACGAAAGTTTTACATCCAAGCGTAAGTTCTGGAACCTAGAACAAATAGACTCACGCACAGTCGAGGGTACTGACCAAAAACTATTCCAAACGATGCTCGAGCAATACGGCGAAGATTCTACTGTTGCTAGAGTCGAAGTAAGAGGCGAGTTCCCCAACGCTGACGATGACTCCGTCATACCAATGGAACTAGCACGAAACGCCATCGACAGAGACGTAGCACTAACAACAAAAGCACCTATTGTATGGGGATTAGACGTTGCACGTTTTGGTGGCGATAATTCTGCACTATGTATAAGACAAGGTAATACTGTTCTTGAAATTAAGACTTTCAAATCGATGGATTTAATGCAATTATGCGGTGCAGTTAAAAATTTATATGACGACAGTACAGTCATAGAACAACCACAAGAAATACTTATAGACGTCATTGGTCTTGGTAGTGGAGTTGTAGATAGACTAGCTGAACAAAATTTACCAGTAAGAGGAGTCAATGTTGCGGAAGCACCATCGACTAAGAAAAACTATTTAAACTTACGAGCTGAATTATGGTTTGCAATCAAAGATTGGTTGGCGCTGCGTAATTGCCGTCTTCCTAATGATGATGAGCTTGTGTCGGAATTGGCAGCGCCTAGTTATAAATATACATCAACTGGAAAAATAAAAATAGAGTCTAAGGACGAAATGAAAAAAAGAGGTGTTAAGTCTCCAGATAAAGCTGACGCACTTGCACTAACGATGGCAAGTTCCGCTGCAAGTTTTAGTGGTGGCGAGAACTTTTTAGGGTATAATTTCAAGAAACCCTTGACATCAAGAATAATCAGAGTGGGATAAATTTATGGAATACGACAAAGATCAAAAAATCGAAGAGTTACAAGTAGAAGATTCTTACAATGAAGAAGAACTACAAGGCGTACTTAAATCCGAAATGGATGACGCTAAAGACTTCATCGACCAAATAGACCAGGACAGAGCTGATGCTACTGATTATTACCTTGGTAATGCACCAACAGCTCAAAGTTCTATGCAATCAGAATTTGTATCAACCGATGTTAGAGACAGCGTGTTATTCATGTTGCCTTCCATCATGCGTACATTTTTTGGTACTAACAAAATAGTAGAGTTCATACCAAATGGTCCAGAAGATATCGACCTAGCCAAACAACAAACAGATTACATCAACTATGTTATCCAGCAAAAAAACCCTGGATTCAAAGTTATATACGATGCGTTTAAAGATGCCCTTATTAGAAAAACTGGTTTTGTAAAAGCCTACTGGGATGACAGCATTACTGCATCAACACATGAATATACTGGTTTATCTCCAGAAGCCTATCAAGCAATTACTCTCGACCCAAATGTAGAAGTCGTTGAAGAAAAAGCTGAGATGGAAAGCATGACAATTATAAATCCTGAAACTGGCGAAGAGATGACACAAGAAACTCCAGCTAGTTACGATGTCAAAATAAGAAGAATTAAACCTAAAGACCAAGTGGTCATCGAAGCAGTACCAACTGAAGAAATACTTATATCAAGACACGCAAGAGATTTAAACTCATCACCCTATGTTGCACACAGAATGGTTAAGACTGTAAGTGACTTAGTAGCTATGGGTTATGACAAAGAACAAATGGAACAGTTCGCTGGTTCTGGAAGTGCAGTCGATGAAGACTCCTACGACTTAGAACAAGCAAGAAATCCATACGCAGATTTTACTGGTGCTGATAGAGCAGACAGTAATAGTAAAAGTGTTCTCTATGTAGAACATTATGTTTTTTATGATTTAGATGGTGATGGCATAGATGAAAGGATTAGAGTATGCACTGTAGGGAATGGATTAAATATTGTTAACTCAACACCCTGGGATGATTTACCTATTACACTCTTCTGTCCCGATCCAGAGCCACATACCTCCATTGGCTCATGCCCCGCGGACTACTTGATGCCTATTCAAGCAGCTAAATCTCAGATAATGAGAGATACCCTTGATAGTCTAGGCCACGCCATCTTCCCGAGAATGGGTATTGTTGAAGGACAAGTCAACATTGACGATGTTCTTAATACTGACATAGGACAACCAATTAGAATGAGAGCGCCAGGAATGGTTCAGCCTTTTACAGTTCCTTTCGTTGGTAAAGAAGCCTTCCCAGTATTATCTTACCTAGACGAAGCAAAAGAAAACCGTACAGGCGTTTCTAAGGCTTCCGCAGGACTCAATGCAGAAGCATTACAATCTACAACTTCCGCAGCTGTATCAGCAACTATGTCTGGCGCACAAGGAAGAGTAGAACTTATATGTCGTCACTTTGCTGACGGAATGAAAGATTTATTTAAACTTGTTAACTCACTTGTTATCAAACACCAAGAAGGTCAAGACATGATGAGATTAAACAACGAGTTTATTCCTATCGATCCTAGATACTGGGATGCTGATAAAGACATGGTTATCAATGTTGGTATTTCTAAAAACTCTGACGAAGAAAAGTTCCAAGTGCTTACAGCTATGGCACAAAAACAAGAACAAATATTACAAACTCTAGGACCTAACAATCCTTTGGTTAATTTACAACAGTATGCAAACACTTTAACTAAAATGATTGAGATGGCTGGTTTTAAAGATGCAACAACATTTATAAACACAGAAGTTCCACCTATGCCTCCGCAACCACAAGAACCACCTAAACCTGACCCAGCAGAAATGCTTGCACAAGCTGAAGCTATGAAAGCGCAGAACCAAGCACAAAAAGCAATCATTGATGCAGAGACAGATAGAATGAAAATCATTATGGATGACGACAGAAACCGTGATGAACATGAAGCTGATTTAAAATTAAAAGTTGCAGAGCTACAAGCTAAGTACGGCGCACAAATTAATGTCGCTGAAATAAATGCAATTATGGAAAGAGATAGAGAAGCAATTAGACAAGTAGCTAAAAACCAAGCTCAAGGAATGTTTACGAATGGCAACAACCAACCAGTCGGATAAGATTTACGACTTAGAATTTCTTGACGGAGATTTTATCTACTGCGGTAACGATATAAAAGCTAAGAGTTTGGAAGATGCTAAAAGAGTTGCTTTGGTGTTTTTACAAATACCACACGACTCAGAACTAATATCTTCTAAAGTAACTTTAATACATTAACTATGGCAATAACTTATAGAGGCGAAAGGTTCGCTGGTTATAATAAACCTAAACGTACACCAGGTAAGTCAAAGAAGTTTGCTGTCTTAGCAAAGGTTGGTGAAACCATAAAACTTATTCGTTTTGGTGATCCTAAAATGACAATTAAAAAAGACCAACCAGCTAGACGTAAATCATTTAGAGCTAGGCATAAGTGTGACACTAATCCGCCTAGTAAATTAACCGCAAGATATTGGTCTTGCAAAAAATGGTAAGGAGATAACTATGCCAGGAAAAGGACTATACGCAAACATTAATGCAAAGCGCAAAAGAATTAAAGCTGGTTCAGGTGAGACTATGAGAAAGAAAGGTGCAAAAGGCGCACCAACAAACAAAGCATTTAAACAAGCTAAAAAAACCGCAAAGAAAAGGAGAAAATAATGCCAAAAGGAAAAGGAACATACGGAAGTAAAGTTGGAAGACCACCAATGAAAAAAGGTAAAAAGAAAACCGCTAAAAAGAAAAAGTAACTTGTCTTACTTACTTGGTAAATTTTTAGAATGGTCTTTTAAAAGAAAAGCAGAAAAACTTTTTAAAAAACATTTACATGAATACAAAACAACAAAAACCAAAAAAACAAACAGTTAATTCTTTTTCTAAATTAAAAGCATTAATCAAACTAAGAAATTATGATAGAAAAACTAATAAAACCAGTAAGCGAACTTCTTGATAAGTTTATTCCAGACGCAGACACGAAACAAAAGATTGCACATGAAATTGCAACCATGTCTGAAAAGCACATCCATGAGATTGCTAAAGCACAAATAGAAGTAAACAAAGAAGAAGCAAAAGGTAATTGGTTTCAATCATCATGGAGGCCAGCAACAGCTTGGATATGCGTATGTGGTTTTGCAGTAAACTTTTTAATCAGTCCACTCGCAGCTCCTTTTGGTATCGATGTACCACAAGCAGATACATCAACTATGTTACCCGTGCTTATGGGTATGCTTGGTCTTGGCGGTCTAAGATCATACGAACGAGTAAAAGGCGTAGGAAAATAATGTCTTGGGTAAACTTTAAAGAAGAAGAGTTCGCTTGCAAACATTGTGGTAAAAATGGTATTTCACACGAACTAATAAATAAGTTACAATCACTAAGAACAGAGCTGGATTTTCCCTTTGTTATAACTTCTGGGTACAGGTGTGAAGACCACCCCATAGAAGCGAAGAAGGAAACACCAGGAACTCATGCAGAAGGACTAGCTGCTGATATATATGTAAGAGGAGACAAAGCACTTCAGATTGTATCGAAAGCTAGAGATTATGGATTTACTGGTATTGGCGTAAACCAAAAAGGAAGTTCTCGTTTTATACATTTAGATATTTCGGAAGAACAAGCAAACAGACCAAGACCACACATTTGGAGTTATTAATGGACAACCCGATTTTATTTTGGAACGCAATTATTACATTGGTGTATGTTCCTATCATCTATAGTATTCGTACTAATGCTTCAGACATCCAACGAGTAGAAATCCTACTAAACAAAACCAGAGAAGAAATCCCGTCACGCTACGCAACCAAACAAGACCTTCATTTAGATATGCAAAGAATTTTTGATAGATTAGACAAATTAGACGAAAAAATTGATAAACTAATAGCTGGGTAGGAATTTAATATGATTGATTTTAATAGTTTAACAAAGTCTATCAGAGACTTAGAAAGTAGAATGGGTAACAGAGTTGGCCCAGGAAATGGTGTCGCAAATATTTTTGGTAATATTTTTGGTGGCGGATATACCGTACCAACAACTGACCCTACTTTTACAAGTGGTTTAAACTATGCAAAGTCTATAGCTGGTGGTCAAAACGTACCCAATATGATTTCACCTGGTGTAAGTTATTCTTCGGAAAGACCACAAGGATATACTGCATTTACAGACAACACTCCTGTAGCTGGTCCAATAGCAGGACCAACACCTCCTCCTGTAACTGGACCTACACCACCTTTTGGACCTCCAGTTAGTACACCTCCACCAGTCAATTTACCTGGACCGCCTAATGGCTCGCCTTTTCCTATAGATTTTAGCGGTATAGATTTTAATGATTTATTTCCAATTCCATTTCCTGGTATGGGAGATTTAGGTCCTATTAATTTTGGCAATAAACAACCAGAAATAGATTACGATAAACTTTACGACACAGTAATTTCAAATATGGATATTCCTGACTTTAGTACCTTTGCAACTAAAGATGATTTAAATAAAGGAATAGGTGGAATAGATATTCCTACAATAGATACAACTCAATTTGTAACAAAAGATAACTTACCAACATTTAACCCATATGACTTTAGAGATGACTTTTTAAGTATTGCTCAAGATGGTATTAATGTCCCAACTTTTGATGACACAGAATTAAGAGATTTAATTAATAAAAATACAACTGGTATTAATAACATTCCAACATTTGATGACAGTCAATTAAGAGATGATATAAATTCAAGATTTGAAACATTTACCCCAGACTTATCAAACTTTGCAACCAAAGATGATTTGTATAGAGGCATTGATGGAATAAATATTCCAACATATGAAGCACCAGACTTATCAAACTTTGCAACCAAAGATGATATTCCAACATTTAACCCATATGATTTTAGGGATGATTTTTTATCTATCGCTCAAGATGGTATAGACATCCCAACATATGAAGCTCCAGATTTATCAAACTTTGTAACTGTAGATGATTTTAATACTGGTATTGGTGGTGTAAAAATGACTGGCAGAGAAGAGCTAGAAAATGCTTTGGGTAATATCCCAACTTATGACGACTCAGCTATTATAAATTTAATTAATCAAAATAAAGAATCTATAGATAGTATTCCAGGCAGTATTAATATGCCAGATTTAAGTGGTTATGCCACAATAGATGATCTAAATAATTTTAGAGATTTAATACCAGAACCCGTACAAACCTATCCAATGCCTGACCCTGTTTTGTTTGACGGTACTCCCAAAAACATAATTGGAAGACCTATTAATACACCAGGCGAACAAAATCGTTTTATTAATGATGGTTTTATAACGCCTGGAATAGAGCCAAGTCAATTAATTCAAGGACCAGTTGATATGAATACTGGTGTTGAGTTTGTGCCAGGAGTTCCAGGAATGTCCATAGATTATATTGGCAGTGATAGGCAACCTGGTTTAGATATAACTCCACAAGAAACAGCAAAAATATCATCACAACAAGAGTTGTTAAATTTAATGTCTAATAAAAATGAATTATCACAAATACCAGCTGACGATGGTGTAAGAAATCAATATCAAGTTGAGCTTGATGAATACATTAATAAGTCTCCAATTAACATGGATACTTATAAAGAAGAATTACCAATAGGTAGCGCAATCAATTTAGGAATACCAGCAGTTATGGAAACAGTAGTTCCTATGGCTGTACCTGGATTAGGATTAGCAAAAAACATTTCTAATTCTTTACAAAGTAATAATAATTCTTCTGTATCAAGACCATCTACACCGTCTGTATCAAGACCATCTGTATCAAGACCTAATTACAGTCACTCACAAGTTAGTAAATTTGGAAGATAATTAATGCCATCACAAGAAGATATTTTAAATTCAAACGAAGCAGAGTTAATTCTTAACGCTGAAACTTTCACAAACGCAATTGAAGAACTTAAAAATGAATACATAAATTTATGGTTATCATCAAAAGGAGATGATATAAATAAAAGAGAAAATTTACACAAAGCAATCAAACTATTACCAGAGGTTGAAAGACATCTGCGTATTATCGTAGAGAAGGGTAAAATCACAAAAGCCCAACTAGGAAGATTGCACAAAGTTGTGTAAAATTTAACTAAGTATTGTTAAAATATTACTTTACATTTTTAAGGAATGATTATGACCAACAACGCAAAGCCGATTGGTTTACAAACAAACATGCAAGAGACAGAACAATCTTTTGAAAGTTTTTTGACTCCAGACGAGCAACCAGAAAACGAAATAGAAGAACAAGCATCAGAAGAGCTAGTTAACGAAGATGAAGTTATCGAAGATAACGAACCTTACGAAGAAGAGCTTGAAGCAGATGTAGATGAAGACGAACCTCAAGAAGATCAAGTAGAAGAAGAGGAGTCCGAGCAACCACAGCTATATACAATTAAAGTAGATGGTGAAGATACACAGGTCACGCTTGAAGAACTCCAAAACGGATACAGTCGCCAAAGAGATTATACGAGAAAGACTCAAGAATTAGCCCAACAGCGAAAAGCTATTGAGGCCAAATATCAAGAGGTTTCTCAAAAAGACGCAATTTATTCACAGTTGTTACCAAAGATGGAATCAACTTTGAAGGGCGAGTTAGAAAACGAGCCAGATTGGAACGCACTTTACGAAGCTGACCCTATTGCCTATGTCCGTGAAAAGGATGTTTGGAATGAGAAAAAGCAAAAGTTACAAGCCGTACAAGCTGAATCACAAAGACTGCAACAAGAGTCTCAAGTGGCACAGCAACAAAAACTACAACAGTTTTTACAATATGGTCAACAACAACTGCTTGAGCAAATTCCAGAATGGCAAGATAACGAAACGGCATCAAAAGAAAAGATGGCAATTCGTGATTACGGTGTAAATGTTCTTGGGTACACACCTCAAGAGATGGACAGCGTTTATGACTACCGAGTATTACTTGGTTTAAGAAACGCATGGCTACAACATAAGACACAACAAGCGACTAAAGTGAAACCAACTGAAAAGAAAGCGGCAGCTCGAACCGCTCGACCTGGTACTTCAAACGTCCCTAAGACAACAACTCCTGTGAAAAGAGCGCGTCAAAAATTAGCTAAGACTGGAAAGGTCCAGGATGCAGCTAAATTATTTGAACAATTAATATAAACTTTTTAAACATAGGAAATAAATATCATGGCAAAAGTAACAAACGCATTTGATACTTACTCAGCGACTTCCGATAGAGAACAACTGAGTGACGTAATTTATAACATCTCACCACAAGCTACTCCTTTTATGAGTGCTATTGGTAAAAACTCAATCAAGAACGTAGTTTTCGATTGGCAAACAGAAACTCTACCTACAGCTTCAGGCTCTGGTCAACTAGAAGGTTTTGAACTTTCAAGAGCAGCAGCTACAGCTACAACTAGAGTTAGTAATGTTGCAATGATCTCATCAAGAGATGCAACTGTAACTGGTTCACAACAGGCTTCTGACCCAGCTGGTAAGAAAACTGAAATGGCTCATCAGTTAGCTATTATGGCTAAAGCATTAAAAAGAGACATGGAAACTGCTCTTTGTCAAAAAGGCGCTAAGACAACTGGTAATGCTACAACTGCACGTTTAACTGGTGGTTTTGAATCTTGGATTACTTCTAACGTATCAAGAGGAACTAACGGTGCTGGTAACGGTGGCGGAGCTGCTCCAACAGATGGAACTCAAAGAGCTTTAACTGAAGCCTTATTGAAAACTGTATTACAATCTTGTTTCACAAACGGCGGAGAGCCTTCAATGGCAATCTGTGGTCCTGTAAACAAGCAAGTAATTTCTGGTTTCACAGGTAGAAGTTCAGCTAGACAAATGGTTGATGCAAACACAGTAGAGGCTTCTGTTTCTATTTATGCTTCAGACTTTGGCGAACTAAAAATCGTTCCATCTAACTTCAGTAGAGAAAGATCATTACTATTAGTTGATCCTGACTATGCAAAAGTTTCTTACCTAAGAGACTTCAAAACAGTCGACATCTCAACAATAGGTGATGCTCAAACTAAAATGATTTTATGTGAGTTTGGCCTAGAAATGAGCAATGAATCTGCTCATGGTATAGTTGCTGACTTATCAACTTCATAAGTTAGTTAGAATTTAGGGAGAGTTTCGGCTCTCCCGCCCTTATTTAATATGGCAACAAAACGTACAATCACCGACCATAAAACTGGTTACAAATCAGAGTTCATCACCGAAGATGACAAGCTGGTTTATCATACGACTCAAGATGTTGCTCCCGTCATTGACCACGTTAAGAAACTAAGAGACAATACACTTAAGCCTGGAAAAGATATGCGACACATTGCTGAAGTCCCTATGGTGATTTGGCAAAAGGCATTACGCGAAGGCTGGTCAAAGGATAGAGCTAAATGGAAACAATGGCTCAACGACCCAGATAATAAAGTATTTAGAACTTGGCAAGGTAAAGTATGACATATGCAGAATTAAAAACAGCAATAGCAAATTATCTTAATAGATCAGATTTAACGTCTGACCTAGATACGTTTATCGATAATGTTGAAGCGGAACTTAACAGACGATTAAGAACCAAAGACATGATTAAACGAGCAACGGCTACAGCTGACTCACAATACTTAGCAGTTCCAACAGATTGGATAGAGGCTATCAATGTAGAAATTACATCAAACGATTTTAGTCCTTTGTTCCAACAATCTATAGAGTCATTAGATGTCTATAGAAAATCAAACAACAACTCTTCAGGTCAACCAATTTACTTTGCAATGGTTGATGACTCCATCGAATTAGCACCAACTCCTGATGGAGAATATACCCTACAGCTAACTTACTATGCTAAAATATCTGCATTAAGTGATTCCAATACAAGTAACTTTGTATCAGTCTCACACCCAGATGTTTATTTATATGGTGCATTAAAACACGCTTCTATCTTTTTAATGGAAGACGAAAGAATACCAATGTTCACCCAACAGTTTGAGAAAGCATTAGAAGAAATGAGACTTGAACAAGAGAAAGCTGCATTTGGTAAAGGTTCTTTAATGATGAGAAGAAGAACTTACGGAAAAAGACAAAAGAAAAATTATTACTACGGTAATTAATAAAGGAGAATAGAATGGCTGGATTTTCAGATTATTTAGAAGACAAAGTATTAAAACACGTTTTTGGTGGTTCTTCTTATACAGCACCAGGAACTTTATATGTCGGTTTATTTACTTCTGCTCCATCTGATTCAGGTGGTGGCACAGAATGTTCTGGCGGTTCTTATGCTCGTAAAAGTATGGCAGCAATGACTGTAAGCGGAACTTCACCAACAACAGCAACCAATGGAGCGGCAGTTGAATTTGCAACCGCAACTGGTTCATGGGGAACTGTAACGCATGTTGGTGTTTTTGATGCTTCTACAAGTGGTAACTTATTAGGTTGGGCAGCATTAAGTGCATCTAAAACTGTATCAAGTGGTGATGTATTTAGATTTGACGCTGGCGATTTAGATATTACATTAGCGTAATAACATGGCCTCTATTGGCTATGGTCAACTTAATTACGGGACAGCCGACTATGGCACTCCCGAATATGAGTTTGCTACAGCCACAATATACCAACAATCAAACTTTACGGCTTCTGCTGGTTTAACACTATCAGCATCCGCATCAATTAATCAAACTTCAGGATTCACTTCTAGTGGAACTTTAGTTGTAACCGCATCTGCTACGATTGCACAAACAAGCGGTGTAAGTGCAACAGCAGAGGTAGTTAAATTATCTTCAGCCTCTATAGACCAAACATCTGGCTTTACGGCTATTGGTAAACAAATTGATGTAGCTGAAGCAACCATAGCACAAACATCTGGTTTTACGGCTACCGCAGAAGTAGTTAAACTTGGTGTTGCATCAATAGACCAAACATCTGGTGTAAGTGCTTCGGCAACGATTGTTCTTGATGGTGTTGCAACCATTAATCAAACATCTGGATTTACAGCAAGTGGTGTTCGTATTGCTTTAGGTGAAGCATCAATAAATCAAACATCAAATATAACAGCAATACCAGAGATGGTATTAAGTGGTTCGGCTACAATCACACAAGAAAGTGGCATGACTGCACTTGGCGGAATAAAGCAATTTGCTCAAGCAAGCATAGAACAAATAAGTGGTTTTTCTGCGATAGGTGGTTTAAAATGGGAAGACCAATCTGTGACAGATAAAAATTACACAGATCAGTCTGTACCATCAACAAATTGGACAGACATAAATGTTACTACAACTACCTATTCTGAACAGACAGTAACAGCAACAAACTGGACAGAAGTATCCAATAATAATGATACCTGGACAGAAGCAGCATAGACAGGAATTAAATTATGGCAGATACATTTACAACGAATTTAAACTTAACCAAACCAGAAGTAGGAGCATCTACTGATACCTGGGGAACAAAGCTAAACGCTGACCTCGATTCACTTGATGCGATCTTTGCCTCCAATGGTACTTCAGTAGCATTAAACTTAGACGGAGCAGTCATTGATAGTTCTGTCATTGGTGGCACAACTCCAGCTGCGGGAACATTTACAACA